GTATATCTCCGAAATAATGGTCGACAGTAGAAGAATATGATAACTTAAATGGCGTTGATGTAAGAATAAAATCAGTAGATGAACCAGACTTATAGAATGGTGATGTAAATTTCAACGAAAAGTTGTTGACACCTTCTGTTATGGATGGTATAATATTCATAAACATATACGGTCTTACTGTAGAGTTCTGAATAGCAGGATCCGATGAATCAATTAGTGTTGTAATTTGTGAGTGTCTAAACACACCATCAAACTTATTTAACTGGTTAAAGTTATAATCAGAAATAGTATCACGTACAACAGAAGTTAATTCTACTGACGTTCTATCTGTAAGGTTAGGATTATATTTAAAGAACACATCTAGTTCTAAGTAAGTATAATTAGGATCTACAATTTCGGGTGTAATAGAAACTACGTTCTTACCTTTAAGAATAGTACCAGTAATATCATCCTTTTCTGCTTGTGTAAGTGTTTCAGCAAGAATAGGTTTAATAGAGATGTATGCTTTACCATAGTCTGGTGGGTCATTATCTTCACCACCCCAGCATGAGATAGAAGAGATGTTCGTAAATTCTCTTTGAATAATTGCTCTATAGTCATCCGATGTAACAGCTCTATTCTGAGATGTAAAGGTTAAGGGAGCATTGAATCTAATTGATTCGGAAGTTTCTTGGGGTGCACCACCAGCAGCTGCAGTCACTGTAGTTACTGTTGAACTACCAAATCCACCAACTGAATCGGACATAGTAAACACGTTAGCGCCATTCGATTCATCTCCTGTAGTATAGACATAATCCAAAGTAATGATATTATTATTAGTTGGTTTTCTACCAGTAACTCCATCTCCGAAATAAATTTCATAATAGTTACCTGCATTTTCTTGTAGGTAATATACGTTGGATGTAGCAGTAACACCAAGTAGAGTTTCAAATCTAGTATAAATATCGAATGCTGTAGACTCTTCGTTTTCCTGTACTCTTACTCTTAATGTACTTGTATCTGCATCGCTGTCAGACAACTGAAACTTTTGATTTTCAATATCATTGTCTACTCTATATTTAAGTGACTTATAATAACCCTGTGCAACATCAACATTAGCAAATGTATATGTAGAAGTGCCACCACTAGTAACAAGACTAGCAGTTTGAGTTGATAATGTAACGTACTGATAACTTTGTTGTGCAACAGAAGTCGCTAATTTTGTGCCACGATTCATAGTTAAGTTATCGGGTAAAGTTCCTACTTCGGAAGTAACATCAATAACGATATTAACTTTTGCTCTAGCTGCAAGAATTGAACGGGGTACATAACCCAGAAGTTTAGCCCTTGTAACTACATTACCACGAATCTGTGCTGAGTCCAAGAATGCTTCATTCAATGCGAAGTGAGCAGCCATAGCATTATAATGTGTATTATAAGACAATACATCCAGTAGAGTACTGAGGCCCGAACCTTCAAAATTATAATCATTAAATTCTGACTGGGTCTTTAAATAATTTTTTAGATTCTGCTTTATCTGGTCAAAATCTAATTCTGTTACGTTTAAGTTACTCGCCATGGTTTACCTCAACCTTCGTAATACAATCTCAACAGCATCGTTGGTATCATATTCTTTTATTTTAAAATTTACTGTAATTTTATATGAGTTCGCATCTGCTACATCGCGAATATCTATTTCCCTAATTAGAACTCTAGGCTCATACTTATTTATAGTCCTAGTAATGTTCTCTCTTAAAGCAATTTTAGTAATAGCATCTGCTGGTTCAAAGAGTAGTCCTCTTAAATTAGCGCCTTTATCTTTACTAAAGGGTCTTTCATAAAAGTTTGATATTAATAAATTCTTTACAGCATTTTTAATTGCGTTGTCATCCTTTAAAGGAATAATATCTTTTCTAACTGGGTGCAAAGTCAGAGACAAATCCAAATCTTTCCAACCCTTTTTTCGGGATGTAATCTGTGCTTTAGATATATCTCCAGATATACTTCTGTCTGATAGTATTTTTGTTGAACTGGCCATAGTAGTATTTATACCTTTTTATTGTATGATTAGTAATTTCTTACTAGGTAAAGGTTGAGCAATTAATGATAAACCAACACCTGCCCATTGATAGTCAGTGGTCTCTGTAAGTACAACATTATCCAAAATTACAGTTGGTGCACCAGTAACTGGAAAATCTCTTGCTGGTGTAAATATATTATTCTGATTTAATACTGTAGTAAATTCATATAAACCTGAAGTATCGTTACTTACCACCGATAGTGTGGGTAAAGTTACTCCTGCACTAGCAGCTACTGTAGATACAGACGTTGGTAGAGTTATTGTTATTGGGTTAAACCCTATTAGTGTTAAGAATTGACAAAAATTAAATGAAGTCCATTCTGTTAATGCACCTAGTCCTATAGCTGAAAAGAATTTAGTTACAGTCTGCATCCATTCTTTAATTAAGTATGTTTGCCATTCTTCAGCGAACTGTCTTGCTTTTTCTTTTAATCTTTCTTTATCGTAGTCATCTATCTGTAGATTATTAGTTATTTCACCCCCTAATAAATCTTCTAAAGTAAACCCAAAGACCGATACTGCTTTAAGTTCTGCTGCAGTCTTATCTTTTACTAATGCTTCTATATCAATTTCTTGTAGTGCCGGTAATGAGGGTAATCCTAAAGTATCCCATATCTCCTGAAAGGTACTAATAAGAGAACCGAAACCACCATGCATTAACAGATTCATTTGCTTTTTCATTTCTGTTCTAATATAGTTCCACACTGCATCTGCTTTTAATTCTTTTGTTTCAAACTTTTCATAGTTCTTAAATTCGTCCGGTAGCATTTCATATAGTCTATCGGCTTCTTCTTTTATAGATTCTTTTATAGATGATGGATCAGTAAACACTTCTACTATATCAAAAGTAATACCCATAACAGTAATATTAAAATCAATAGGTACTAAACTTTTAATTAATGCTAGAATTTCAGTCTGTACATACATCGGATATTCGGTAGTTAACCGATTCATCATAATATCCCATTCTTTCTCTGGTGACCTAAACTTTACATTCTTTGGGTCATACTTATCAAGTAATGGTCTTATACTATCTAACTGTGCTTGTATATCTTCTGCTATTTTAATATATTCTGCAGCTTCGTCCTTCGCTGTAGTAACTGCTAATGCTTTTAATTTTTCTGGGTATGCTGCAAGTCCACCAAAAAAGTTAGAAAGATTTGCTGGCTTCGGTAATAAAGTAGCTTCACATTCAAACGGAGGTAATGTAAGTGCAGGGGCAGCCATTATACAATCGTAGTCTTAATGGCAGATGTTATTGTTATGGCACCTGATGAATTAATAGAAGTAGTACCATTATTAGTGATAGATAAATTACTATCTTTATCAATCTTTATTACTGCACCTTTAGCATGTGTAACTGTAATAGTTTCATCTCCTGATTTATTTTCTAATTCTATTTTATGTCCTGCTTTAGAATTATAAACTTTATTAGTAATAGAAGAACCCGTAGGAATATCTTGTACACCATCTGTTTGTGTAGCGACTGAACCCAACACCATTGGGTCTTGTGCACTCGGGCCATCTCTAAAGAAACCTACTACCCATGAACCAACTTCTAAATGATGGTTACTACCGTTACCTTTTATCGATGCATTGGTAACTGGCATGACCACTGTTGCCCATGGTAGGTCAGCCGTTGGAACATTATCATAAAAACCAAGACAGTGAACCTTTACTCTATTTAAATTATCAGTGTCATCAATATCTTTTACAATACCTGTGAACCATTCAAACTGGCCGCCTATAAATTCATCTGACTTCATGTAGATACTACCTCTGTTCCCTTTTTAGGTTTTTCATCCAGTTCTAATATATCTTCCATTTCAGATGCAAAAGAATTAGTTTTTATTTCTAACTGTTGTGTATACTCATTACCAAATTTATGTATGATAGATGATATTAAATATTTACCTGATTGCATTTTATCTAAGTGTGCTTCATTATCCGATGGGTTAGTTTTATTAACTTTAAGATCCAATAAACCACCACACTCTAATTTAAAATTACCGGCAATAACAATATCATGTGTTAAAGTATCTTCGGTTGACAAATATGATTGGCCGACTGAAATATTTTCCTCGACTGGAGCATGATAATTAAATGAACTACTTCCATAAGCCATAGAGTTACTGGATATAAAATAATTCTTGCCAGTTTTTATATTATTAATTTCCTTACCACCATACTGGTCATTATTCGCTCTTACCGGATATGGAGCATGTGTATTTAAAGTACTAAACTTTTCCACATCATATTTAAATTCTTTTGCTTTAGGTTTATAAACCTTGGTGGATATATCAATAGAACTGGTAGTAGATGCAAAAGCACCTTCACTAATAGAAATATACTTTGATAAATTAAAGTCTGAAGATATTTTTCTAACTCTTCTTGACGCAATAGCAAAATATTCTGGAGTCCCTATTTCTGCATCTAAAACGGGAGTGTGATTATAAGTAGGAATATCTTTCCCTGCAGCAAAGTCCTCATATGATTTATATTTAACCCCACCTGCTAAAGTTTCAAAGAAATATAATGGAGCACCAGCCGAAGTATACGCGTTACTATTTAACCATTTAATAGCGGCTAATGGCCTTAACTTAGGTATGATACATTTAATATTTTTAGATGTACTTTCCTGTATATCAAGTCCTTCCTTTTTTATTCCCAAATTAGAAATACAGATATCCTTAATAATTTTTCCAATAGTACCTTGTTTAGATTCATTTAAGGTAAGAGTATTATTAATATAGGCATGTTTTGAAACACATCGCATAGTATAGGTTGCTGTACCCGGAATAGTTCTACTGAAATCTAATATCTCTGAAATATATAAAATGTGCTTATGTTTTTCATCATCTTTAGTGTCTAATTCTTTTCTTTTAATTAAAAGCTCGATCTTTTCATCACCATTAAGTTTTAATTCTTCTAATAGATTAACCGCATCTATAATCATTAAATCGGCATCAATTGATGCCATGTAAATACTTTCTGTGATGGTAATTTCACTAATTAATTGTTTAATATCTATTACAGTACCATTAGTTGCTGTAAGTTCACACTTAGCAAGAATAAATGATCCCGGTGATACCGATAGATTGCCGGCTAATCTTGATGTATTTCTACTCATTTATAAGTTCTTCAAATCTGTCTACAAAGGAATCAATAAATGCTGGATCAATAACTCTCAGCTTTGCTCTTTGATCATTAGAGTCTTCTAAGTGTTGTCTATTAGTAATAAAGGCTAGATCACTTTCTGCAGTGCCACCCTGAATGTGTACACCATTATCACTTACTCTCTGATATGCATCGTTCTCAAGGTAGTAGTGGTAGGGTGCATCTATATATTTGTATACTCTATGGGTATTAACCGAATCTTCACTCGTACCACCAGTAACAACTTCTGTTGTATTAGGGGTAGCATCTGGATCTCCAATAAAAGAACCCGTTGCATTCTGAACAATTAATTGATTTAAGTCTATAATTTTTTTAGTAAGAGTTCCTGTTGCATTGTTTCCCGAACCAGTAAGGGTTTCTCCTAATCTAAATCTACCGGATAAAGAATTTTCATGGTCGGTAACAAGTAAGTCAGAGTTTCTTCTAATAATAGGTCTTGTTGTGATTGCATATCCATCATATTCCGTAGACATATAACTTTGTAAATCTTCTTGGGACATAGGCCATGATGCAAGTCCGTCATGGAGATACTCGTTTACAATAAAAAATGTCCAATAGTAATCGGGTGTTCCATATAATCTTTGGGAAACAATATCAGGCCTTTCTCCATTTTTTATTTCATAGAATTTATATGTGGTTACATCATCAATAAATTCTTGTAGAGGTCTAACCGATCTATAGATATTAACAATATTTTGTAAAACACCTGTATTATTAAGGTCGTATCCTACCTTTGGGAATAATTTAAAGAATGCCATTATTCATCTCCCTTTTCTTCAGCGGTCTTACTCGATCCATCTCCACCTTTGTATAAACCAGATCGTGTTAAGGCCTTTGTTTCTTGGAAGGTAAGTGCTATATCAACTTCAACCGGCTGGCCCTTTGTATGAAATGCGTTACCCGTCGCGTTATATGTAGTATTAAGTGATACTAAATAACATTCGTTAATAAATGGCATGTATTTATTTATTTCGCTACCATTATAAAACTCAATCTTAAATCTATTTGGATATTTTAAAGTAAATGCTCCACTCTTTTCTGGATACATATTATCTCTAAAATAATTTTCAATTTCTAATGCAGTATCTGCTTCTTCTTCACTCTCAGAAATAAGTTTAAAGGTAAATCCGAACGACCTAATATTACTATTATTATATTGTGTTTCAGTGAAGGGGTTAGAGGCAAGTCCTTTACGTAATGCAGCCATACCTCCAAGAGCAGCACTCTGTCCTCCAGCATTAACGAATGAACCTACTAAGGCACCAATACTAGTTGCTTGGCCTTTAATATCTGCTTCGGTGACTGTTGTTAGGTCACCACCTGTAGATTCAAGTCCCCCTAGTATACCCAGATCCATAGTACCGTAGTTAGCTGCATCTGGCATAGAGAAGCCTTGAGGTACAAAAAGATGCACTGAAGAACCAATATCATCACCATTTTTTGTTTTAAATCTCACAAAGGCCGCACCACCATCGACTTCTGTCCTTAGCCTTGCTGGAAATACTATTCTCTTTTCGTCTTCTTCAGCCATATATATTACCCTTATAAATAATAATTTACTATAAAGGTATTTATAATGGCTTACAAAGGGAAATATACAATTAAAGACAAACGAAAGTACATGGGTGATGCCAGTAAGGTCGTTTATCGTTCTCTATGGGAGAGACAAGCATTTAAGTGGTGTGAATCTAATCCTAGAGTTAAGAAGTGGAATAGCGAAGAGATTGTTGTCCCCTATAAGTGTAAAACAGACAATAAACTTCATAGGTATTATGTAGACTTGTTAATCGAACTTGATAACAGAGATGTTCTCTTAATTGAAATTAAACCGAAGAGCCAAACTAAACCACCCAAAAAAGGTACTCGAAAAACTAAAAGATATATTAATGAGGTTACTGCTTACATTAAGAATACATCCAAATGGGAAGCGGCACAACAATATGCTGACCATAAGGGATGGAAGTTTCAAGTGTGGACAGAGGATACTTTAACTAATCTTGGTATCAAACTAATAAAGGGATAGTATAAATAGTAGTATGTCTATATTCGATAAAATAAGTGCAGCCGCATTCCGAGCAGGAATCAGATCTAGGACACCAGAGTCCGAAGAATGGTTTGCTGATAAAGTAAAAGAACTTGCTGGTGCTGTGCCTTCTAGGACTAAAATCCTTAAGGATGATGCATTAGTAAAGCAAAGTAAAATTCGTGTGGGTGATATGATAATGTATTTCTATGACCCTAAGACAAAAGAAACACTACCATACTATGACAAATTTCCATTAACTATTATTGTAGGGCCTGCACCAGGCGGATTCTATGGATTAAATCTCCATTATGTGAACCCTGTTGCACGAGCAAGATTATTAAATGAACTATTTAAACTTGCTCCTAAAGATTTAAAACCCGATACTCGTTTAGCAAGATTAACGTATGACTTGCTACAGGGTGTTAGAAAGTATAAAGAGTTCGAGCCATGCTTTAAAAGATATTTAATGCCTCATGTTAAGTCACAGATGTCACGTGTGCCTATGACCGACTGGGAGACAGCAATCTATCTACCAATACAACAATTTAAGAAGAAGAGCTCGAGATCAGTCTGGGCAGATTCCAGAAAGGTCTATCAAGGAGGCAAATAATGTCCATAGATAAATTAACAAGTACTATAGGAAAACGTGGAGGCCTTGCAAAGACCAATAGATTTCAAGTTATCTTTACTCCACCCCAAGGTTCTCTATTAAGTGCCAAAGGGCTCATAGGTGCACTTACTTCCGGAGGTGGTCTTAAATCTATGATTAATGACCCCAGAGATATTTCTATGTTATGCGAGAATGTAACATTACCCGGTCGTCAGATTACTACTGTAGATTATATAGCAGAAAAGCAATCAGTTAAAATACCTTACGCATTTATTAATGAAGACGTAACGTGTAGTTTTCTACTTACTAATGACTACTATATGAAAACACTATTTGATGCTTGGCTAGAACAAGTATTTGATACAGAATCATATAGAGCAAAATTTAAAAAAGATTTCACCACAGATGTTGTTATACAGCAACTGAATGAAAAGAATGTTCCAGTATATGGTGTTAGGTTAGAAAATGCCTTCCCTACTACTGTAGCTGGAATTACTCTGGACAATAATAGTGAAAGTGCTGTTCAGAAAATAAATGTAACATTTAGTTACGATAACTATGTACCAGAAGGTCCGTTGTCCTCGACAATGTCCGCATTACGGAGTGCGATTCCCTCTGGTCTTATATAATTTTAGGAGATTATAATGGCATTACCAAAAATGAGTGTTCCTCGCTATACGGTTGAATTACCAAGTACGGGGAAAAAGTTGAATATGAGACCTTACTTGGTCAAAGAAGAAAAAGTTTTAATGATAGCACTAGAGTCCAATGACCCTGTGCAAATAAGTCAATCAGTAAGAGATATTATCCAGACCTGTTTTGAATTAGATTCATTAGACGAATTAACTGTATTTGATATTGAAATGTTATTCTTACAGCTGAGAGCAAAATCAGTTGGAGAAGAAATGAAAATACAAGTAAAGTGTAAAGGCGAAGAGTGCACAACAATGAATCCATTGTCAATTAACATTGATGATATTAGTGTTAGTAAGCATGAATCAGATGGAACTATACTATTCGGAGATGCGAATGGTGTAGGCGTTAAGATGCGATATCCTTCAGTTGATGTTATCTCTAAGATAAACCCTGAAACTCTAGGATCGGTTGAAGGTATTATGGATCTAGTAATAGATTGTATAGAAACTATCTTTGATGACGAGAATGTATTTAGTGCGAAGACAGAGAAACGGGAAGACTTGGTAGAGTTTATTGAAGGTTTAAGTTCAGAACAATTTAAATTAGTTCAAGCATTTTTCCAGGATACCCCAAGTGTATCATATAATACAAAGTTTGTATGTATGAAATGTAAGTTGGAT